ATAACAGCCCCAGGTTTAATAGCTGATGCTACTAATTTTCCTTCTCATGTTTCTGTTGTATCTAATATTATAACAAATACTCAAAATAGAGGGGATTCAATGACTGTAATAGATCTTGTAGGATATGGTTCAAATATTATTCCTGTAACTACAAATGCTGTTACTTTTAATACGTCATATGCTGCAGCTTATTGGCCTTGGGTTCAAACAATTGACCCTAATTCAGGACAACAAGTTTGGGTACCTGCTTCAACAATGATTCCAGGTGTTTATGCTTTTAATGATAGCGTTGCTGAACCTTGGTTTGCACCTGCAGGGATTAATAGAGGAGTATTAAGTAATGTTATTAGAGCTGAAAGAAATTTAACTCAAACAAACAGAGATTTACTTTACCAAAACAATGTAAATTCAATTGCTACTTTTCCTAATACAGGTGTAGTAGTATTTGGACAAAAAACATTACAAAAGAAAAAAAGTGCTCTTGATCGTGTAAACGTACGTCGTTTATTGATTGAATTAAAATCATATATTTCTCAAGTAGCTGATACTTTAGTATTTGAACAAAATAACACTATTACTAGAAATAATTTCTTAGCTCAAGTAAACCCATATTTAGCTTCTGTTCAACAAAGACAAGGTTTAACTGCATTTAGAGTAATAATGGATGAATCAAACAACCCTCCTAATGTAGTAGACAATAACCAGTTAGTAGGTCAAATTTATTTACAACCTACAAGAACAGCTGAATTCATTATATTAGACTTTAATGTATTACCTACAGGTGCAACCTTCCCTGCTTAATAATATATTTTAGAAAAAAATTAGATATTTATAATAAAAAACAAAATGGCAAAATTTACAGTTTCTCCTGGAGTAGCAATTAGCGAAATAGATAACACCTTTTTAGTAGGTCAGCCTGGACAAATAGGTGCTGCTATTATAGGCCCTACAGTTAAAGGACCAGTTGAAGTTCCAACTTTAGTTACTTCATATTCTGATTTTCAAACAATATTCGGTGATATGTTTGTAAGTGGAAATGACACTTATTCATATCTTACTTCAATTGCTGCTTATAATTACTTTAATTATGGTGGCAATTCTTTAACAGTAGCTAGAGTAGTAAGTGGATCTTATACCCCTGCTACTAGTAATGTAAACAATATTGTCTCTTCAGTTGGTGGGGCTTTTTCATCTGCATCATTTGAAATTTCTTCAAGTTACACAGCTTCTGGTGTTGGGTATACTAATGGAGGTACTATTAAGTTAAGTATTCCTTCTATAGCAGGTACATATACTGATTATTACATTCAAGGAAGTTCTTTTAATTACTATCAAGAACCTTCTAATACGGGATATGTTAGTATGTCTCTAAATCCAACAATTGATGAATTTGGTTCTACAATTTCTGGATTTTTTGGATCATCTTCAATATTTGGAATCCAAAACGAAATTTATACTTTATTCTCTGCATCGTATAATCCAAGTACTGATGTTCTTTCTATATTTTCAAGAGTATCTTCTTCTGCATTAAACGGAACTATTATTAGATACGGAGTTGCTCCTGGAAATTTTATATATTCTGGTGCTCCAAACAGTGCATTTGTTTCTAGCTCAATTATGGCTAGTGGTAACAATGGTGTATCATCAATTGCATTTGTTATCGAAACATTATCTGAAGGAATCATTATGAATAACTCAGGTTCAGAAGTTTCAGGAGCTCTTGCTTCAGGAAGTACTGATAATGTGAGATGGGAACTTACAAATCCAAATACTGGATCTGGAACTTTTAATTTAGTAGTTAGAAGAGGAGATGACACTACTTCGAACAAAATTGTTTTAGAATCATTTAATGGTGTTAATTTAGATCCAAATTCACCTAAATATATTTCTAAAGTAATTGGAAACCAAAGTTTATCTTATAATTCTGTAACTAATCAATTAGATGTAACAGGTGATTATCCAAACCAATCTCGTTATATTAGGATTAAACAAGTAAATTACAATACTCCTAATTATTTAAACGCTAATGGTCAACCTCAACCACAATACACAGCATCTTTACCAACTGCTCAAAGTGGTTCATTTAGTGGAGCAACAGGAACTACTAACCCACAAATAAATCTTTACGAAAATATTTCTGCAGCTAATACTCAAGGATTAATAGGAGCTGATTATAATAACATGATAAATCTTTTAAATAATAAAGATTTCTATCAGTATGGAGTTATTTCAACCCCAGGATTAAATTCTAAAGATCATGGTACCCAAGTAAATAGTGTTATAACTAATACTCAAGATAGAGGAGATAGTTTATATGTGTTAGATTTATCTGGATACAATGATGATCTTGCTACTACTATTAATACTGCTCAAAATATAGATAATTCATACGCTGCAACATATTGGCCTTGGATTAGACTTACAGACCCAGCAACAGGAAAACAAGTTTGGTCCCCTTCTTCAACAGCAATCCCAGGTGTTTATGCTTACACTGATAGAATATCTGCTCCTTGGTTTGCACCTGCAGGAATTAATCGCGGTGGCTTATCAACTGTATTGTATACTAAATATAAATTAACTCAAAATGATAGAGATACTTTATATGCAAATAATATTAACCCATTAGCAACATTACCAAAACAAGGTGTAGTAGTATTTGGACAAAAAACAATGCAAAAATCCGCTTCTGCTCTTGATCGTGTAAATGTAAGACGTTTGTTAATTGAATTAAAATCTTATATTCGTCAAATTGCTGATACTATTGTATTTGAACAAAACACAATTACAACAAGAACATCATTTGTATCTAGAGTAACTCCATATTTAGAAACAATCCAACAAAAACAAGGATTATATGCGTTTAAAGTTGTAATGGACGATTCAAATAATGGACCAGCTGTAATTGATCAAAACCAATTAGTAGGTCAAATTTATATTCAACCTACTCGTACAGCTGAATTCATATCTTTAGATTTCATTTTATTACCAACAGGAGCTCAGTTCCCTGCATAAAAACTTAAAATTGTAATATTTATAATAAAATTAAAACAGAAAGCAAATGGCAATTTTAAATCCAAACGAAATATTTTACACAGCGTTTGAACCTAAACAAACAAACCGTTTTATCATGTATATCGATGGGATTCCATCATTCATGGTAAAACAAGTAGGCGCAGTAACTTTAGAACAAACTGCTGTAGCTCTTAACCATATCAATGTTCAACGTTATGTAAAAGGAAAAACCAAATGGAGCACTATTCAGTTTACTCTATTTGATCCTATTACACCTTCTGGCGCTCAAGCAGTAATGGAATGGGTACGTTTAGGACACGAATCAGTAACAGGACGTGATGGTTATTCTGATTTCTATAAAAAAGATTTAACATTCAACGTTATCGGACCTGTAGGTGATATCGTTTCAGAATGGGTAATTAAAGGAGCTGTTATTACCAATGTTGCTTTTGGTGAATACAACTGGGATGATGATGGAACACCAGTAAACATCCAAGTAACTGTACAACCTGACTACTGTGTATTGAATTTCTAACTTAGGTTAATAATTTATCAAGAAAGCTCCAAAGAAATTTGGGGCTTTTCTTTTCTTTTTATATATTAAGGCTATGAAAACACTTAAAACACTTTTATTTGTACTATTAACTAGCTTTGTTTATAGTCAATTTTGTCCATTTTTAGGACCAGACCAGTATTTACCTTGTGGTACAAATTCAACAACTTTAACCGCAGATTTAAGCCAATGTGGGCAAGGTAGCAATCCATATGGTACATCTGTATACACTGTATCTCAAATACCGTATACTGCTCAAACTAACAGTGGAACTTTAGTTGCTTTAGGAGATGATGTACAATCAGGCACATTTAATATTGGGTTTACATTTTGTTTTTATGGTCAACTTTTTACTCAATTTAGGATTGGATCTAATGGTTGGGTATCTTTAGGAGCTGGAGCACAACCTGCAACATTTACATCAATTCCACTCCCATCTACAAACGCTTCAGTACCAAAAAATTGTATTATGAGTCCTTGGCAAGATTGGCATCCTGGAATTGGGGGTCAAGTACGTTATCAAGTACAAGGTATAGCACCATGTAGAAAATTAGTTGTAAGCTGGATTGGTGTTCCAATGTATTCATGTACAAATTTACAAGGTACATTTCATATTGTATTATATGAATCAACAAATTATATTGAAACATATATTGCTAATAAACCGAATTGCCCACAATGGGCAGGAGGCACTTCAGTACATGGTATACATAATTTAACAGGCACTCAAGCAGTAACTGTTGCTGGTAGGAATTCATCACAATGGACTGCTGTTAACGATGCACGTAGATGGACTCCTGCAGGTGCGCCTATAACGCCAACACTTGTTTGGTATCAAGTAGGCAACCCAGCCCCAATCGCTCAAAATGTAAATCAAATAACAGTTACCCCTCCAGCTCAAGGTGCTTATTACACATGTCATTTAGAATACGGACCTTGCAATGCAGGTTGGTCAACATGTAATGCTGGAGCCGGATCAGGTCCTGATACAGTATTTGTACAACCTGGTCCACCAACATTAAATCAACCGAATTTTGTAACAATAAATCCACTTTGTAATGGGAATTGTAATGGATCTATTACAGTAAACCCTACAAATGGAACTGCTCCATTTAATTATGTTTGGGTTACTTCACAAATAACTCAAACAATTAATAATTTATGTGCAGGTAATTATACAGTAACAATTACAGATGCAAATAACTGTACTGTAACTGCAAATGCTGCTTTAATTGATCCTCCTGTTTTACAATTACCATTAATGACGGCAACTAATCCCGTTTGTTTTGGGTATTGTGATGGAACAGCAACAGCAAATCCAATTGATGGT